TTTAATTTATCTAACTCAGCCATTAATTCTGATTTTTCTTCTTCTGTAATACCCAATGAATCCTCATTATTACTATTACTAACCACACGCTGCACTATAGTTGCCATTTTAATTAATTGTTCATCGTTACGAACGCCAATTTCCATGTAATCTTTTATTAATGGTACTATAAGAGTAGCATCACCAATATCAGAAATTAAAGGTTTTAATTCAGAAATTAATCCTGTTATTTGTTTTTCTTTTTTCTTTTGGTTATCATATATCTCACTTAGTATATCAGAGAATTTTTTCTTGCCAAATATAAGGTTATCTAATTTACTCATAATGTTTTATGATAAATATTAATGAAAAAAGGATTTAGAATTTAACCCAACCATTTTCTAAATAAAATACATATTTACTTTTAAATATATTATGTAGTTTATCAGCTATTTTAGTGATTTTTGGAGTCTTTACATCTACCATTTCTCTAATGTATATATAAAGTGCTTTTTTATTAAATACTTCTATAGTTTCTCTTTTTCTAAATAATTCAAGTATAGCATCTGCTATTTGGGCATCATTCTTTTTAGGAAATAATTCATAAATATTATCACTAGTATGTGTTACAAATAAATCAATATATTTACTTAAATCATCTTGTAATTTACCTGAATCCATATCGTAAGTATACCCTGAACCATCTTTAGTTAAGTTATCAACAGGTACTTTCTTTATTTTTTTATTGTAATTTTTAGTATTATACAATATTAACCAACGTTTAACAATAGTACCAAAATAAGAATAGGCTTTAGCTCCTTTTGTGGGATCAAATAAATGTATTTTTGATAATAAAAAGGTTATTATTTCATGTTGTAAATGCTCTAAATTACTTACTTCTGTATGGTAAAATTTAAAGGTATGAATAATATTTTCTGTCAATTTAAAAAACGCATAATGAATTTCGTTTTGATAAATTGTGGATCTTAATTTAAAATCTTCTGTATTGTTGTAGAGTACTATAGCGTTCTCCGTATCTTGAGTAAAATAATTTTTACTCTTTTTTCGTCTTTTTTTTGCCATTAGCTGTTTTTGAATTCTGATATCCCATTTTGTAGTACCTTTATTTGTTCAAAAAACCAACCAATTTCATCATCACTTTTAAACATTCCCTTCATGTCTATTTCATTAAGGCGTTTATCTGATGCTTCTAATTGTTTACTAAATTCTGTTATGTATCGATCATATTTAATAATAACATCTTCTGATGTTTCAACTTTACGTAATAAATTAAATGTTGTATATCCTAAAACTATAATTAGTAAAGATAAAATTGAAATTATTATTATTGATGTTGTTGTCATATTATAAATTGTCTAACATATTTTTTAACCCTGCACTTTTTATTGTATTTAAAGCTTTTGCTTTTGGGTTAGATTTTTTATTTGCCGACAATGTATAATTCTTTTTTGGCGTATCCAAGTTATTCTGTGAGAACTTTGGAAGCCATTCTACCTCAAATTCAATACGTGCAGCCATCATATCAGCTTGATGTAAAATAAATGGTAAGGATGTACGAGGTTTTTGTTCTGGCATGTAAGTTTTTAAATATTTTACATTTGCATCATCATATAAACCATCATGAGTCTGGATAGCTACCATTTCATTAAATGTATAAGTAATACCATGCTCTTGAAGTAAAAATAACCCTCTATCTGGTACAGCAGCAAATGCTAATTTTTTATTAAACATATAATCTTCACCTAATTTATCTCGTCTCCAATTGTCAGTTTGAGGAATATAAGCTTCATGTTCTGAATCGCCCATTTTACCTAAGTCATGGTTAATAGCAGAAAATACAAGTTCTTCAATAGTAAATGTAGTATCATCCATTCCAAATTGTTTCCAAACATCATACATTTTTAAAGATGCATCAACAACTCTATTAACATGATCAACATATCCACCTGGAAATGCTGAATGGTATTCTTTTTTATGTGATGCTGGCATTAATATTATTCGTTCTTCATATCTTTTATAGAAGTCTAATAATTTTTGTCTACGATCGCCTGTAATGTGATCGTTGATATTGTTGTTAAATGTTTCCCAATTTGATTGTAATTGTTCTGCTGTTAATGTCATAACCTTTTTATTTTTATTGTTCGTTATCTATGTAAGTTAAAATTTCTTGTACAAGTGCCTTACCTTTTTCTGTCGTTTTAAAGAATTTCTCATGAGAGTCATTCATTTTTACACACGTATCTAGTACTGTAAATTTATCTTCGATTTGTTCTAATTTTTTAAGGATTAATTCCTTATTTCTGAGTGCCATATTAAATTATTTATTATTAATGTTTATTATTTTTATACCCCTTATTACCTTTGTTTCAATTCCCTGTTTTTTACTAAACCTGTAACCCCAAGGTACATAAAATATCTCGGGTATCCTAATTATTTTGTAATTATCTCTAAAATTTTGTGAATGTGAGCGCATCTTTCATATTCTTCGGTAGAAATAAAGTAATTTAAAAGTGTATTTAGTGATTTTTTTATCGCTTTTGGGTTGAATGAATTTATAACTTTTATATTTTTCTTATCCTTAGGATCTATCTTAGATAAATAACTATATGCTCTATTATAAACCGTAAATTCAGAAGCTTCTTTTGTAGATTCTATATCATAGTCTGGATTTTCTGATTTTAAGAATTTTTCTAGTTTTCTATGGAATATGTAATGATTTTGAATTAATTTTACACACATACCTATTTTAGTATAAGGATCATCCATATTCAGAGTAAAGGTAGGTTTTACCTCTTCTTCCTTTTTACTAAATAACCCAAATATTTTATCTTTATCTATCATCGTTTACC